CTACACCAACACAAAAAACTATTTGACCAATATGCCCGATGTTTACATTGACCGCTGGGTGCCTAGGACAGATTCCATCAAAGGCATTGGTAAGTGGCGGGCGGTTTACTGCGCTATAGTGCCCCCAGAAAACTGCCCCCACCCTGACGGAGCTGATGAATGACTGCGCGGTACGTTACCTTTAGTCCGTACTACGCGGGGCTGGGCAATGTACTGATGAGCTACGAGTTGGCGTTGAGCATAGCGCACATCACTGGCAGGACGCTGGTGTTGCCGCCCAAGGCGTTCATGGCGTTTCTATCTACGGAGAACCACAGGGATAAGTTCATTGATATGTGGGACGTGCTCTACAAGCCAGCGGTGGCCGAGGCGTTTTCTGTTATTGATTTTGATGATGTGCCTGAGCTGCGCGCAGCCAAGGAGAAGATGCAGACGAAACGGTCATACACAGGCAACATCCTTGAGCACGTGCCAAATTTATTTTGGTACAAACCGAGGGAAGGCAACGTAGTGTGCGAAGAGCACGCGTTGCTGGTAAACGGCAGGCCCGACACAGAGGACTACAAAGTGTTTGCAGCAGACAGAATACCGGTTGACTTGGATCGGCCTGAAAAGTTTCTGCACTTTGAAAACAATTTGTTTGGGCATTATTTCTACCACGTCTACTGCGATAAGGAGCAGCGCAACATCCTCAAGGACAAGATGGCCAACGCCATGCGTTACAAGGAGATGTACTTCTACATGGCCAAAGAGGTCGCAAAGAAGTTGGGCAGCTACAACGCAGCGCACGTACGGCGTGGGGATTTTTTCCATCAATACAGCGAGTTCCTCAAGGGTATCGACACTGGGGATAAGCTGCTCGATCAGGTTAAGAAGTTCGAGGAGTACAACGGCCCGCCGCTGTACATCGCCACAGACGAGACCAACCGCGATTTGTTTGATGCGTTCAAGGGCCAGTACGAACTGGCTTTCTATGATGACTTTGGTTTTGATTTCACGCCCTTGGAGAAGGCGATAGTCGAGCAGATCATCTGTAGCAACGCTAAGTTTTTCATGGGCACAAAGCCGTCGACGTACTCAGCAAAGATCAACAAGATCAGAGGCGAAGCTGGCAGACAGGCAGATGATTACATGGGCATCAACACAGTGCTTTACACAGAAGGCGGCTGGAAAGAAATGCCCAAGGACAGACCCGCTTATATAGACAGCCCCATGCCTTGGACACTGCGAGCAGATAAGCGCTGGTCTTGGGATAACTCAACACACCCACACTGGACAAAGGAGTAGAAATGTTTGCACTTAATTTAGAACCACGCTGGATAGAATGGTATTTGGAAAACCTTGCTATGGGCGTAGACCCCAAAGCGATTGTGACCGCCATGCTGGCAGCAGATGTGCCCGAGTCAGAAGTAATAACTTTGGCCAGCAATATAAACCGAGTATCGGGATACCGCACAGCGCTAAAGCTGGGAGATCAGATACGCAAGTTGGAGTCGGTAAATTTAAACCACCAAAAGCTGCTTGCCCAAGACCCCACGCGCCTGACGATTGATAGAGTATCAGGGCTGACCAAGGAGAGCTTCTTCCACGATTACTGGATAGCAAACAAGCCGGTCATCATCACGGACTTTCTTGATCGGTGCGATAACTACGATCGCTGGACTATGGACTACTTGCTGCACAACTACGGCGACGAAGTCGTGGAAATACAAGAAGGCCGGATGGCTGACCCCGAGTATGAAATCAACAGCACCAAGCTGAAGTCAACCATATCCATGTCCAAGTTTATTAAACGCATACTGGACACTGGAGATACCAACGACTTCTACATGACGGCCAACAACTTCTCTATAAGAAACACGCGCTTAGGGGATGTGCTAAAGACGTTGGAAAACATACCTGACTACTGCACACCACCAACAGCTGACTCACACACCGCGCATCTGTGGGTCGGGCCAAAGGGTACGCTGACGCCGCTGCACCACGACGAGTCGGGAATCATTCACCCAAACCTGCACGGATCTAAACGATGGATAATGATAAGCCCCAACTACTGCACGTATCTGTACAACCACGTAGGCGTTTTTTCAGAGGTAAATATTTTTGATATCGACTACAACAAGTTTCCCAAGATGCGTGACGTGCATGTCATGGACGTTGTGGTAAACGAAGGCGAAGCAATTTTTATACCAATAAACTGGTGGCACGCAGTGCAGTCTTTGACGCCGTGCGTATCGCTGACGCTGACAGGATTTCCGTTCGATAATAGGTGGAGCTTTTATAAACCCGTACGGAGATAACAATGACTGAACACGAACAAAACCTGCGGGACTTGGCGGCCATGTTTGCTATGGCTGCGCTGTTGGTTAGGAACAAGTACGACAACCACCCGCACGAGCAAGCACTTGATATTGCCAACGCCTTCATTGCAGCGCGGCAGGCCGAGCCTACCTCTGAATCCGAGGAGGGCATAGCCGCCATCAAGATCAACCGAAGAAAAAAGGAACAACCATGAAACAAAAAGACCTGCCCAACTTTGCTGCGTGGAGCAACGAGAACTTGGCAAACTTTGCAGCCGAGGCGTATATGCGCATGCAGGAGTTGCAGGAGGAGAACGAGCACCTCAAGCTGGACGCCAAGGCTGCACTGGAAGCTGCACGCAAAGCAATGATCGAGGCAAGCAAATGACACCCGAGGGTCTTGTTAAGAAAACAATCAAGGCTGTGCTATCGCACTACAAGGTCTACTACGCCATGCCCCTTGGGGCTGGCTTCGGAGCGGCGGGGGTGCCTGACTTCCTGTGCTGTGTCGATGGCGTCTTCCTAGCGGTGGAGGCCAAGGCAGGCAAAGGCAAAACAACTGCGTTGCAAGACAGACAGATTGCAGCAATCCAAGCAGCAGGTGGCCACGCGCTGGTCATCCGCGAAACAAATATAGATGAACTAGAGGAGAAGATACTATGGATAAAGAAGAATTCCACCGCATCAGCGACGTGATCGAGGGTTGCATCGTGAACATGAACAGCGCGCGGGTCGATGCCATGCTGCGTATGTTTGAGTCAATAGCCAAAGCCGGTTCCGACAACAGCCACGGCGTGATCGTAATAGAGGTGTTGAAAAATGGCGTGATGCTATCGAGCATCAACGTCGACGAGGTAGCCGCTGCCGAGCTTGTCGGGGCATTGGCCATCAAACTGCAAAGCGATATCATGCTTGGTGCCCCGCCCAAGGAGATGTTTAATTGAGCGCGCCCTACGATCGCATACTGACTGCTGACTTTGAAACCTACTGGAACAGCAAGACCTACACGCTGTCCAAGATGACGACCGAGGAGTACATACGTGACAAGTCTTTCCGAGCGTTTGGATGCTGCTTCCATGAATACGGCAGTGGACAACCTACTCAATGGGTTAGAGGAGACGACCTACCTGAGTACCTATCTGGAATCGACTGGGGACGAACCGCCGTGCTTGCACATAACGCCCAATTTGATGTTTCGATACTCTCGTGGAAGTACGGAGTTACCCCAGCCTTCATCTTCGACACGCTATCAATGGCGCGAGCTTTACGCGGCGTGGAGGTTGGCAACAGTCTCGCCCGACTTGCAACAGATTTCGGGCTTCCTGAGAAGGGACGTGCCGTGCACTCTACAGACGGACTCAGGGAGTTGGATGCGCAGATCGAAAGTGAATTGGCAGAATACTGCAAGCACGACGTGGCTTTGTGCGAAGCCATCTTTGAGCGCTTAGTTGCGGGGTATCCGTCTTCCGAGTTGCGCCTCATCGACATGACCTTGAAGATGTACACCGAGCCGGTCTTGCTGCTTGACAAGCTGATGCTAGTCAATGCAATCGACGAGGAGCGCGAGATGCGCGAAGCCCTGCTCAAACGTCTTGGTGTTACGGATGCTGCGCTGGCAAGCAACGGCCAGTTTGCTGAGCTGCTGCGCACCCTTGGTGTGGAGCCGCCGACCAAAAAGAAAAAGCCGACGGCCAAGACACCCAAGCCGGTGGGCGTTAACTTCGCCTTTGCCAAGACCGACGCTATGTTCCAAGCTATGCTCAACGGCGACAACGAGGACGTGGCTGCGCTGTGCGAGGCTAGGCTCAAGGTCAAGTCAACGACTGAGCGCACAAGGGCGCAGCGGTTTTTAGAAATATCCCAACGTGGCCCGCTGCCTGTACCCCTGTCCTACTACGGCGCTGGCACTGGGCGGTGGACGGCCAGCAAGGGCAGCGCTATCAATATGCAGAACCTCAAGCGTGGGTCGTTCCTGCGCAAGGCGATCATGGCCCCCGAGGGCTACCAGTTGGTGGTGGGCGACTTGTCGCAGATTGAGCCGCGTGTGCTGGCTTGGATATCGGACTACGAGGATATGCTGGACATCTTCCGATCAGGCGCTGACCCCTACGCTGCGTTTGGTGCACAGATGTTTAACATCCCCGGCATGACCAAGGACAGCCACCCCGATCTGCGGCAGTCGGCTAAATCTGCGCTGCTGGGCTGCGGCTATGGGTTAGGCTGGGCATCGTTTGCTTCGCAGCTTATGGTGGGTTTCCTAGGCGCGCCGCCTGTGCGCTACGACAAAGCCTTCGCCCGCAAGCTGGGCGTGGATGCGGCGTACGTGGAGAAGTTCATCGACTGGGAGGACAACCTCAAGAAGATGGCGGAGATTCCCCACACCTGCACGGATGGCGAGCTGCTTATTCACTGCGTGGCTGCCAAGAAGATCATCGACATTTACCGTAGCACCGCGCATCCTGTCGCCTCGTTCTGGGAGATGTGCAGCGGCCTTATCGCTTCCTCTCTTGCGCAGGGGCGCGAGTTCAGGTATAAATGCGTTGTGTTTCGCAAGGGTGAGATCGAGCTGCCCAACGGCATGAAGCTACTGTACCCCGAGCTGAGGCAGGTCAAGGACGACAAAGATCGGATGCAGTGGGTCTATGGCCCCGATGCAACCAAGTTGTATGCTGGTAAAATAACGAACAATATTGTGCAGGGCGTAGCCCGGATAGTGATGACTGATGGGATGCTCCGCGTAGCAAAGAGATACCCCATCAAAGGCACAGTGCATGACGAGCTTATTGCCGTTGCGCCCGATGCAGAATTAGATGACGCTAAGACTTGGGTCTTGGCGCAAATGACTATGGAGCCACGGTATATGCCGGGGATTCCGTTGAACGCTGACGGTGGCGCGCATCGTCGTTATGGGTTAGCAAAAGGATAGGAGAAGCAATGGCAACAAAAGAAAGAACACCAATCCCACGGCGTATGCGCGTGGGCAAAAAGATGTACTCGGTCGAAGTAGTCGAGGCGTTGATCGACAAGAACTGCATGGGGCGTGTGCATTACAACGAACGCCTTATTCAAATTGCATCGCATCGTTCGCCCGGCCGTAAGATTGCTAACGCTGAAGTACGTGATTCGTTTTGGCATGAGACTGTGCACGCAATCTTGCATGACATGGGCCGTGACAATCTGAACCGCGACGAGGCGTTTGTAATTGGTTTTGCATCCCGGCTGTCACAGGCCATAGACTCAGCAAAGTTTTAGTATGACCAAAGTTATATCGTGGAGTCACAGCGCTCTAAAGGATTACGAGGGATGCCCCAAGCGGTATCAAGAGGTCAAGGTCTTGAAGAACTATCCGTTCACAGAGACAACAGCCACGCGATACGGCAACGAGGTACACAAAGCCATCGAGCTGTACATCCGCGATAACACGCCGATACCCGAAGCCTACGCACAATTCCAGCCTGTGGTTGATGAGCTGCTTAAAAAGCCCGGACGCAAACTGGCTGAGCAGCAGATGGCGTTGACCAAGGACTTGCGTCCTTGCGACTGGAAAGCCAGCGATGTGTGGGTGCGGGGTATCGCTGACTTGCTGATTATGGATGACGACAACTTGATGGCGTGGGTAGTAGATTGGAAGACCGGCTCGGATAAATATCCAGACCGCGACCAGCTCAAGCTCATGTCGATCATGGTGTTCGCACACTACCCGCACATCCGCAAGGTCAACTCAGCGCTTTTGTTTATTGTCAGAGGCAGCATGGTCAAGCACAGCATGACCTACGATCAAGCCGATGCGCACTGGTGGGACTACCGCGAGCGTGCTGCCCGCATCGAGCAAGCCTACGCAACAAACGTATGGAACGCCCAACCCTCGCCGTTATGTCCGTGGTGTCCGGCCACCACTTGTGTCCACCATCCCAAACATTAAGGAACTATCATGCCTTACAAAAATCCCGAAGATCGCGCTGGTTATCCGGCGTACGATCAAAAGCCTGAAGTCAAAAAGAAACGCGCAGCACGCAACAAAGCTCGCGCAATGCTTGAGAAAGAAGGGCTGGTGCATAAAGGCGACGGCAAAGACGTCGACCACAAGAAAGCGCTAAGCAAAGGCGGCGCAACAGTACGCAGTAACCTGCGTGTGAAATCAGCAACAGCCAACCGATCGTTCGCCCGCAAGAGCGACCACTCCATAAAATAAATAAGAGAAGCAAATGCAAATCATTGATGACAAAGCCTTACTACTAAAGACCCGCAACCCCGACAAATACTCCATCATTCCCAAGCACAAGATCGTCTCGCAGGAGAACGGCACGTACGGAGTATTGGTGTACTGGGGGCTGGAGGAAGTCAAAGTACTGCGCAACTTAGGCGTTAGGAATGTTCCTTCACCTATCACAAAAAGATACAACTGGCCCGGGCGCTACAAGCCTATGGCCCACCAACGCGAAACAGCCGAGTTCTTGACGCTGCACCGCAAAGCGTTTGTGTTCTCTGAGCCGGGTACTGGCAAGACGCTATCAGCGTTATGGGCAGCGGATTACCTTATGAGCATTGGTAAGGTACGCCGTGTATTGATTCTGTGCCCGCTGTCGATCATGCAGTCGGCTTGGCTGGGCGATCTGAACAACAGCATCATCCACCGGTCTGCCGTTGTAGCGCACCACTCGCAGGCTAGCCGCCGTATTGAGATGGTGCAGCAGGACTACGAGTTTGTTATCACAAACTACGATGGGTTGAACCTGATCGCAAACGAAGTGCGCAACGATGGGCGCTTTGATCTGGTCATTGTGGACGAAGCCAATGCGTACAAGACGCAGACCACACGGCGCTGGAAATCGCTGGCCTCCATACTCGGGCCGGAGACCTACTTGTGGATGATGACAGGCACGCCTGCTTCGCAGTCGCCTGCCGATGCCTATGGGCTGGCCAAGCTGGTCAACCCCAACAACGTGCCCAAGT